CAGGTGGTTCGTATACTCCTAATATTGTATCAGGAGCAACAACAGCATCAAAAGATAATTTGTATATCTTTACAGCAAGTGCAACGCTAACATTACCTGCAAGTCCAAGTGGTGGTGATAGTATAAAAGTATCAAATTTAAGTGGTACAACAACTTGCGTGTTAGCAAGAAACGGAAGTAATATAATGGCTGATGCGTCAGATATGACTTTAGACAATCAATATGCATCTTTTGAATTAATATATGGCGATGCAACTCGAGGATGGGTTGTTGTCGGTGGTAACTAATAAATATAAACAATGAGTAATTACACAACATTTTTCCCACAAGCAGCAGGTGGTGGTTCAGTAGATATAACAGACCCTGACAAATTACCTAAATTAACCCTTACTAATGAAATAGGAAGTCCTTTTCGATATTATGGTAATAGTTGGTATTCGTTATCTTCTAGTGGCTTAGTAAGTACAGGTTATGGACCTGATTGGGGAATTGGAACTTACGATTTTATGTTTGGAACAAATACGCTTCTTCAGGGATATGATGGCGGTATAGTAACGCAAACATCAAACAATACCCAGATTACACTAGCTAACGTAACAGGCAGTGGTGGTTATTTATGTAATATAATAACTCCTGCGGGTGCAGCAGCGACAACACAAGAAATAGAAATTACAATTGATGGTGGTACTGCTAAAACTTATACAATAGATTATAGTTCAAATACGTCAATTGATGATTTTGAGCAACGAGTTTTATTAGGCTTTTTCTCAACAGGAGGGAATAGCAGCTCTAATAGACCTAATAATAATGCATCAACAGGAATAACTTGCGTAGGTGGTGGAGGAACAACTTATAACGACACATCAGTACCTCCAATGCACTATGGTGGTAGTACCACAATGTCTCTTAGGTTATTTACACCACCAGAATTTAAACAATACAATCTACCTAAATTAAGGTTCGAAAGCAGTTTACTAGTAAAAACTAAAACAACATCTTTAGCAGAATTATTTTATTATTCAAATGCAGGTAAAGCAACTTATTATTTAGATAATCAATTATAGAAATTATGATAATAGAAAACTTAACAAATCCAAGCCAAGAGTTACAAGATGGCGATAAGGTAAAATACACACATCCAAGCGGTGCTATTGAAATAAAGACCTATAATACAACACAAGAGCCTACGCAAAAAGAAATTGAAAATGAAGAACGTCAATGGAGAGATGCAGAGTTGAAAGATACTGATTGGATAGTATCTGTAACAGACCATCCTAATCACGCTTCTTATTTAGTGTATAGAGAGGAATTAAGAGATTATCCACAACAGGCTGACTTTCCTAACGGAGATAGACCTACAAGACCATAATATGAAAGACGGTTGGCAAATAACGAATGTAACAAGAAGGCAAGAAGATGGTTTTGTCACTAATGTTACTTGTGTATATGCTCAAACAGCTTCAAATCATATTGAGAAAATCAGATATATTATTGCCAATGAGTACAATGGTATTGATGATGACTTTATCCCCTTTGAAGATTTAACAGAAGATGTTTTGTTAGAGTGGTGCTTTGATGTTATGGGAGATGAAAAAGAAGTATTAGAAAATAAAATAGATAACAAACATACCGACTATGTAACTAACAGAGATAAAGAGTTAGAACATATAGACGGATTACCTTACTAAAATGGATTTAAACTCGTTTAAACTTTATGCAATAAACCTATCAGCTATTACAGTTAGTACAATGGATATATTAGAAGATAGCCTTAAAATACTTTTATTGTTAGTTACTATTGGCTATACAGCTCAAAAGTGGTACGAGTTAAAAAGAAGAAATAAAAAATAATTATTATGAGATACTTTAAATACGAAGAATTCGATTCGCCAGACTTAGAAGGAAGTGGTGAAAAAATGAGTCCTAAATTGCTTTCTATTTTAGATGCAATAAGAGAAATATACGGAAGTCCAATACATATTACTTCTGGATTCAGAACTAAGGAGGCAAATAAAGAGGCTGGTGGAAAAAGAAACTCGTCTCATTTAAAAGGTTTTGCAGCAGACTTAGCTGTAACCGATTCATCGTCTAGGTTTAAGCTTCTAAACGCCATAAGACTTGTTGGTGTTGGCAGAATAGGTATAGGAAGTAATTTTATACATATAGATGTTGACCCAAGTAAACCTAAGAATGTTATCTGGACTTACTAGATGAAAAAGATACTTAATCTAATAACTGGCGGTCTTATAAAGGACATTGGTGGTATTATAGATAAGTTAACCACTACTGACGAAGAAAGGCTATTAGCCAAAGAACGTATTCAAAGACTATTAGAGGATGCTGATAAGGATGCTCAAGAGCAGGTTACAGAGCGTTGGAAGTATGATATGCAAAGTGATAGCTGGCTTTCAAAGAACATTAGACCGCTTACTTTGGTATTTCTTACAGTCATGTTTACCTTATTGGCATTTACCGATGGAAACATTGGACAATTTAGAATACAGAAAGAATATATCCCTATTTTTCAGACACTACTCGTTACTGTCTATGGTGCGTACTTTGTTGGAAGAACTTGGGAAAAATATAAGAAAAGTGCCAAAGAAGATAATTAACGCATATACTCCAGACTCTCGGAGTAAAAGACCAAATGTTCACTCTAAGAATGCTTCAGTAGGTCAAAAAGGCTATAAAAAGAAATACAGAGGACAAGGTCGTTAATAACTTCTATGAATTTAATACCCCTTTATGAATTTAATAGGGTATATTTGTAGTGTTCAGGTTATCCCTGTTTTCATTTGTTTCATTTTGTTTCGTAAAGGTGGTAGCTTTTTTAGGTTACCACTTTTTTTGTATATTAGTTTTATGAACATAAATCAGAAGGGTTGTTTTGCGGAGTACAAGTTCGCTACAAGAGCAATGGAGAATGGATTTAATGTGTCCATGCCACTATTAGATTCCTCCACTTACGATTGTTTGCTTGAAAGATATGGTAAAGTATTTAAGATTCAAGTTAAATACGTAAGTGCCAATAGGCAGAAAGACCCAGAACATAACAATACCAGAGTTACTTTACATAGGGATGGTGGTATTTATCCAAAGCATTTGTGCGACTTTTTTGCGGTATGGTTTGATGAATACAATGGATTCTTTATCATTCCTAATGTAGAACAGAAAGCAATGCGCCTATCTTTAACCAATAAATACAAAGATAACTTCAATAATTTCGATATTATTTTGTAATGTCAGTTGGAATTTATATATTTGCCTAATGAATATATATGAAAAACTGGTAGACATTCAGGGGAGACTGAAAGCACCTAAAAATCAATATAATAGTTTCGGTAAATATAAATACCGTAATTGTGAGGATATACTGGAAGCAGTAAAACCTCTACTCGTAGAACACAAAGTTGTCTTGACTATTTCTGATAAGGTTATAGAATTGGACAACGGACTTTCTTTTGTTGAATCAACAGCACAATTCAAGGACATTGAAGGTGTTATTGAGGTTTCAGCACAAGCAGGTATTGACCCTAATAGAAAGGGTATGGATGTGGCACAATGCTTTGGTAGTAGTTCATCTTACGCTAGAAAGTACGCCCTAAATGGTTTATTCTTAATAGATGATACAAAGGATGCCGATTCGACTAACAAACATGAGACTACATCAAATGCTGTTGCAGATGATATGAGTTGGTTGCCAGATAAAGGTAGCAAGTTTGATAACGCTAAGAAAGCGTTAAACTCAGGAAAAACAATGCAAGATATTAGAAAGCATTATAAAGTAAGTAAAAAAGTAGAACAATTATTAAATACATAAATTATGAATGAAAAGAAGTATGTTGGCACAGGTCGACAAGCACCAAACGGAATGGAGATTGTAAATATCTCTATCGCTGAATCCAAAGTGAAAGACTTTTGGAGTGAATATAACGGAGAGCGTTATTTAAGATTAGGAGTCTCTAAAAAGAAAGAGGCAGACCAGTATGGTAAAACTCATAGTGTTTACATTGACGAGTGGCAACCATCTTCGGACAACAAACCAAAACATGAAGCTGTGAAGGTCGATGATGACTTTCCCTTCAACTAAATATGAGGGGGGTCGCAAGACCCCCTTTTTTTAGCTATGAAAACTAATTACATAAAAGTAGATATGGAGGGTTTAGGCAAATTAAACTTTACTGAAAAGGCAGTATTCTCATACATAAAATCCTTATCAAAGGAAAAGGGATATTGTTTTTCGACAAATAAGCATCTGTGTGCGGTTTTCTCTTTAACAGACAGGACTATATATAGAATCTTAAAGAAGCTTGAGGAAAGCGCCTGTATTCGCAGGGAAACGAAGAGTTTAGGTTATGATGGTAAGCAACGTAGAATATACATCAATCCTCAGTACAAGCATTAACATGTTACGAAACGATACATGTTATATAAAGAATTATAATATGATACATATTATATATCTTTAATACTCATGTTATAATACGATACATGTTATAATACGTAACATGTTATATAATTGTAAAAAAAACGAAATAAAAACGAGACTACCAAATGTTTATACAAGAATTTTTAGATTTAGGCGTAGAACCGAAAGGAAATAGTGAAGAACAAAAGGTTAAATGCCCTAAATGCAAGTCTTTAGGAAAGGAGAATTGGAAAGACACATGCTTGTCTATCAACATATTGATGGGCGTATATAATTGCCATAAATGCGGATATAAAGGAACAGTAAGAAAAATGGAACAATACATAAAACCAATGAAACAATACACAAAGCCATCGAAAACAAATATGAAGAAAATCTCTGATAGGGGGCGCAAATACCTTAACGGAAGAGGTATAACCGATGAGGTTATTGAGAGAAATAAGATTGTATCATCTTCTGATGACAGAAACATTTTCTTTCCCTATATGAAGGATGGCGAACTTGTAAACTACAAGAAACGAGGTTTAGACGGAAAGTTCTTTGCTCAAGCCAAAGATGCTAAACCAATTATATACAACTATGACGGAGTTAAAGGTCAACCAAAGATTGTTATATGTGAAGGAGAGATTGATTCATTGAGTTGGGAAGTGATTGGTATTCCCTACCACACCTCTGTTAATATGGGTGCGCCCAATGTTGGAGACAAGAGTATTGATAAAAAACTTGAGTGTCTAACAACCTGTTATGACGTTTTTGACGAGGCATCTACTATCTATATTGCTACCGATAATGATGACAATGGTAGGAACTTGCAACAAGAGTTGATTAGACGTTTTGGCGCAGATAAATGTAAAATAGTCGATTTAAGACCGTTTAAGGATGCTAATGAGGTATTAGTTAAGGAGGGCGTAGAAAGCCTCAGAAACCGCCTTAAAACGGCTGAAGCACCCAAAGTAGAAGGTATCTTTGATGTAGATGATGTTGTTGAGTCTATGATGGATGGTTTTGAGAATGGTCAAGAAAGGGGTTCAAGCACCTACATTCCTCACATAGATAAGGCTTGGACTTGGAGAATGGGAGAGGTTAATATATGGACAGGATATCAGAATGAAGGAAAGTCCTTGTTATTGAATCAACTTGCTACTGTTAAGGCATTCCACGATGGCTGGAAGTTTGGAGTGTTCAGTCCTGAGAATATGCCAATGAAAGACTTCTTTAATGACATTGTAGAGATGTATATTGGTAAGAGTGCTGACCCTTATTACAAGAATAATCAGATGACTAAAGATGAGTATTATGAGGCGATTGAGTTTGTGAAGAAACACTTCTTCTTAATATACCCGAGAAAGAACTTTAACTTGGATTCTATATTTGATAGGGCAAAGTTTCTTGTTAAGACAAAGGGCATACGTTCTCTTATCATTGACCCATACAATACGGTACAGCACAAGATGTACAAGGGTGAGCGTGAGGATTTGTACATAAGTCGATTCATGAGTGAGTTAAAGAGATTTGCCATTGAAAATCATATATCTATAAATTTAGTGGCGCATCAAGTTACACCACAGAAAGATGAAAGTGGCAGGTATTACAAGCCTGATGTGAACAGGATAAAGGGTGGCGGTACGTTTTCAGATAAGGCAGATAATGTGATGTTTGTATGGAGACCTCATCGTGCTTTGGATTTCTCAGATACAAGTGTTATCTTTGGCTCACAAAAGATTAAGAAACAGAAGCTAGTTGGTATTCCACAGGATGTGGAGGGCATCAATTTTAACATAAGAGAACAAAGGTATTACTTTGATGGGTACACTCCCTTTAAAGATATAGATGTTCAAAGATGCGGAAAAAAGCAAGAGTAGATGCAAACCAAAAAGAAGTAGTAAAACAATTAAGAGATTTAGGCGTTTCAGTCTTACATACCCATCAGTTGGGTAGAGGTGCGCCAGACTTAATACTAGGTTACAGGAATAGTAATTATATGATTGAGTTGAAAGATGGAAATAAAACAAAGAGTCAACAGAAGTTAACACCTGATGAGGTAAAATTTCAAGAGAGTTGGAATGGTAATTACGCTGTTTGCAATTCGATTGAGCAAATATTAACTTTAATAGATTATGTTGACGAAGGAAGAGTTGTTAGAAAAACTAGCAAATAAATATGATGACTGGTATAATATGGCTATGTCTTTTGACATTTCAAGTGAACAGGCAAAGGAACTTGTTCAAGAGATGTTTGTTAGGATTTTTGACTACGTTAAAGAGCCTCAAAAGATTATGTATAGTGATACTGAGGTCAACACCTTTTACATTTACATTACGTTAAGAAATTTATATTATGCGAACACACATACAAGTTGTAAGAAAAATCCAATCGTATTTTCAACAGATAAGATTACGGATGATAATTTTGAGGGAATGTATGAAGATAGCTTGGATTCTATCGAAGAAAAGCAAAAAGAAGAGGCGTTATTTAAGAGAGTTGAAACTCTGGTTGAAGATTGGTATTGGTACGACAAAGGTATCTTTAATCTTTATTATCATAGGGGTATGTCTATGAGGGATATTGCCAGAGAAACAAAGATAAGTTTAAGTAGTATATTTAATACATTGAAGAATGCCAAAGAAGTCATCAGAAAAGAAATCACAAGAAATTAAGTCAACAGGACTTGGAGACACCGTAGAGAAGGTTTTTCGCAAGACTGGCATTGATAAGGTTGCTAAGGCTGTATTGGGAGACGATTGCGGTTGCGACAAGAGACAGGAATTACTAAACGACCTCTTCCCTTACAAGAAGTACAATGCCCCTACTGATGAAGAGTTGGACATTATAGAGTGGTTGTTTACAGATGCCAAGAATACAATTAGCGGAAGCATGGTAAAAGAAGTGTACTCTGTTTACAACAGGATATTCAATGATAAAATAAGACCTACAAATTGTAGCAGTTGCTTCAAACCCGTAAAGCAGAAACTCCTAAAAATACACAATGAGTTTAATAAGGAATAGTAACAGAACTAAACAGGGTTTAGATTTTACAGGTGTTCAAAACGGAAAGATACATCCTTCAGATATTGATGCTGTTCTTGAATTTGACAACGAGGTTCTAATACTTATTGAATCTAAATATAAAGGAACTAAGATACCTACTGGACAAAGAATACTTCTTGAGCGCATTTGTAATTCTTGGCACACCAGTAAGTCATGCGTTATAAAAGTAGAACATGATTTTGATAAAGATGATATTGACGTTCCCATCGATAGGTGTGTTGTTACGGAGGTATACTATAATGGTGCGTGGATTTATAAAAACAATATCAGATTTGTTGATTACTTAAATACACTAGGCAATCATTGGGATTGCTATAAATGCAAGTTTTGATATGCCACTAATTAAACCAAAGAAATACGAGAAGCAGAAGGATTTTGTAGTGCGTTGCATTGGCAATGCTAAGATGGCTTCTGAATACAAAGATGCTGACCAAAGAATGGCGGTATGTTACACTATATGGAAAGATAACTTTAATCCAAAAAAGTAGTAAAAATATTTGCAGGTATAAAAAATAGTTTTATATTTGCTATGTCTTTTACGGACACAATAAGTTTTTTCGGTTTACATTTTTATTGTTAAAAGGGGGTTTTAATTGACCCTCTTTTTTTTGTTTATATTTTGTTAATTAAAATATAGTTTGTATATTTGTTTCAAATAATAAGCAAATGGACAAGTTATTAAGATTTATATTATCCCCCATAAACTTACTGAAGTTAGTATTTGTAATCATTCTAGTGTTCATATTCTGGATGCTTGAGAGTGCCTTAATGATACTACACTATGTTCTTGACACACCCTTGAGATGGACTTTAAATAAGATAGAGAAGTTAATTAAGTTACTAATAAAACAATTGAAATGAGTAAAACAAATGAGTTATTTCAGAAGATGAGAGAGCGAGGTTCTCTTAACTCTGAGCAGATAGATAGAATGGAAATAAGCTACCAAGAAGAAATGGAAATTGCCAAGTGGAAGTATTCAGAAGAAGGTAAGAAGAACAGAGAAGAGATTAGATACACTTTAAACAAAGTGTTTGAAGAATTTCATCCCATGCAATTTATAGCACCAGAACTAGCTAAAAGAAGAATAGATGAGTAATCAGATAGTTACACTAGACGGAAAGTTTTGGGATAAAGATTCTATCTTAAAACAAATGGACAACGATGAGTTCTACTATGAGTACTTAGGTAAGAACGCCTTGAGTAGCAGTAGTGTGAAACTCTTAAACAAATCACCTAAAGCATACGCTAAGTCGTTGAGGTTTGCTAACAAGCGAACAAGTGCCATGACTACTGGATGGCTTTTACACCTAGCTGTATTTGAGCCTGAGAAGTTTGGACATCTTAATTGGATAGATGCCAGTACACGAAACACTAAGCTGTATAAGGAGGCATTTGCTGATAATCCAATGACGTTCCTCAGAAAAGAGTACGAGGAGACAATGAGGTTATCGGATGCTGTTTATAATAACAATGACGCTGCTCAGTTAATAGAGGGATTAGAATATGAGAAACCAGCTATCGGAAACATTATGTTCCTACCTTTTAGGGGTAAAGCTGATGCACTCAATGTTGGTAGGGCTATTGTTGACCTTAAAACAACAACAGGTCTTTCAGAAGGTAGCTTTCCTTATAACTGTAAGAAGTATGGTTACGCAAGTCAAGTATTTATTTATTGCAATTTATTTGGCATAGATTATAAAGATTTTGTATTTTTATGCGTAGATAAGGAAACTAAGGACATCGGTATCTATAATGTGAGCGAAGAGTTTTATCATGAAGGAGAACGATTAGTTGATAATGCGGTTAGCGTATTTAACACTTGGTTTTCTGATGAGCCAAAGAACATAGACCAATATACTATAAAAGGAATATTATGACAATTAGATTAGAAAATAGAATTAAAAATATAAACTTTAGAGTTAAACCATCGGAGCTTGAGCTTCTAAACAAACGAGCATCAGAATGCGGAATGAGACTGTCTGATTTTATTAGAAAACAAATATTATGACTAGAGAAGAAGAAATAGAACGGGAGAAACAGCACAAAGAAATGATGAGGGAGATGTATAAGACACTTCGGGAAGATGTTGGCGGTGGTGTTCCTGACCCACTTTATTGGACAGAAGGTATATATATCTACTCAGACGGAAGAACTGAAGAATAACGTAAATGAGAAAGAAGAAGCTAACACAAGAACAGCGTATAACCGCTTTAGAGAAGGCACTAACCAATGTTTACATAATGGTTCAGGCTTTGATTAAAGAGGATGTTAATAAAGATAAAGATGGAGTATCAACAAGCTAAAGAAGAGTGCCGAGAGGATGTACTACTCTCGCTAAGAGAGGGAATGTTGCTTCTACAAGAAGTTAAGTTCTTGATAGAGTACTTTAAAGATACAGAGCAGTATGAGTGCATACAAGGCGCAATGGAGGCTTATAATGAATATAAAAAAGAATTAGATGGAATTGGAGATAGAATATCTTAAAAGATTAGTAGAAGAAAAGACTGGTGTTAACATAGGCGTTAAGACCAGAAAGAGAGAGGTTGTTTTTGCCAGAAGAATGTATTACAAATTGTTTAGGGAGTTTTACAAGAAAACGTCTCTTCACTCAATAGGACAGACATTACCCTTAAAGCAAGACCATACTACTGTATTGCATCAGATAAATCAATTTGAAATAGACTACGCCCAAGACAAGTTGTTTAGAAGGAGGTATAATTCAATACGGAATGAATTTTGCGGTCTTGGCGGTGAGCCAGAGATTGATTTTGAGGAAGAGAATATGAGGCTTAAACTAGAGGTGTCTGATTTGAAGAAGGAGATTGAGGAACTTAAAGATAAGTTAAAGGATTCAATATCTAATAACATACAACCGAGAAACCAACAGACAAAGGTTTATTACGCCTCTGAAGGAATAAGCAGTTCAATATACTAATAAGACATGAAACTAAGTAAGAAAACATTTGTAAAGGCGTATGCCTACTTTAAAGACCAGTTAGCTTTGGCACAACAGAAAGAGGATAACGATGATATGATTATGTATTACAATCAACAGATTGATACATTGATGACTCGATATTACTCACAGTAAATCAGGCACTTAAACACTTCGGTATGAACTTTATTATTTAAACATGCCAAGACAAAAGAAGAGAAGTCT